CTGGGGGGGTCCGAAATTACCCGCTGCGCGAGCGCGAAAAAAGGACCCATTTTCTCAATAAGACTGGCCCATTCTCAATAAGAGTATACCCCTTATATATCATTAAAAGGGCTGAGATCCCTTGGTATAACTGGGTTTACTGGGTTAATTCATTTGCTAGGTGTTGGCATGGTAGGGGCTGGCCTGCTTGGTACTGCAACCCTTGGCATGTAATCCCTTGGTATGACTGGGTTTTGGGCTGATGGGTATTATTTTGCGCTGCTGTAATCCCTTGGTATGACTGGGTTTGTAACCTCATGGTTAGAGTTGCCCGTAGGGCGTGGTAGGGCGTACCCAGGTCTATATCTATATATGTAAGCAATTGAGCCGCCTGTGAGCCGCTGAGGGCGCACTGAGGGCGCACTGAGGGCAGGGTTGCCGCTGAGAGGCCCCTATATGGACCTGTGAGCCCTGTCTCTAGGTGTTCAGGCCCTATTTAACAGGCGAGCGACTAGGCGGCCCTTCTAGGGCCTTCTAGGTATGAGCAGGCATAAAAAAGCCCCAGCCGGTGAGCTGGGGCGGTGTGGGGCTATTTGAGGCGCTTGAGCTGGTCATCTACTGCGCGTGACTCCTTGAGGGCCTGATCTATGGCCCGTAGGCGTCGGGCGTCGGACTGGGCCAATTCTCGGAGCTGGGCGCGTAGAAGGTCGGTGAGCTGTCCCATGTGAGTGTTGTAGGTAGACCGCCCCTATATAGGGCAGGTAGGGGCAGGGGCAAACCTAGGCGAAAATACTTAGCAAGAACATAAACTTAGTGATACCAAGAACTTTGAGCGATCAGACAATTTTTAAACCGTCTAATTCAGAAAATTTCCGGCACATTTTCTTCACAAGGGGTGCAAGGCTTTTTTCTAGTGTTTACTAGGGTTTGAGCCGATAAAGTTCATGCGGATACATTTGCTATAAATGTCTGAAACTATTGCTATAACTGAGTTTCTGGGCGTATTTGTTTAAGATTTTTTGAGCGACCAGGGGTGAACACTCGCGCGAAAGCGATTTTAAACTTATATGACTTTCAGCCCTTAACTAATAGGCCGCCAAAACTGCGAGCAAAAAAAGCCGCAAGAACTGCAAATTATTTTCAGGCATAAAAAAACCCCGCTCAAAGGCGAGGCTATAAAAAAATAATTAATTAATTAAAGAGGTCTTCCACGTTCATCACATAAATCCTCCTCAAATTCATTAAATAATTTTTTGTCTAATCCTGGGACCTCATCAGTCCAGGGATTCTCATTAATCATAAATTGCAAGCGGTGGCACACTGTGGCCTGATACATAACAGGCATTGAGGCTAAATGATTGATTAAGCGGATTATCAAAAGCTGTTTTTCTTCTGATAACTCCTTAATCCGACAATCCAAGGCAATTTTGAATTTATCCATTTTTTGAAACCTCAATTGCGTTATTTGCTTTTTTATATGATGAGCCATGAGCTGGGAAGGCAATAATTAATTTATTTGGCCTTTCATGGCACAACATACAGTTGCCACAGTTGACGCTACCGGAACTATCAGAGACCGCCGGGCAAACTAGAACGCGGTTATTATTCGCAGTTTTCCAGCTAGTGCGCGACTCGTCAGAATTGCAGGCCATAGCAACCTTAAAACCTGATTTAATTAATTGGTCCGCTTTTTTTTCAGACTCAGTAGAAATATTTATTTTTAGCCCGTTGTTATTAGCAAATTTTACCAGGCTTGCATTTTCGCCCTTTAACAGGTCGTGGTGCGTATAAGTCCAGGCTTTTTTATTTGCTAGGGCCTTAGTAATTTTTCTGATATAAGTCCGCGAGATCCTGCCGTTATTGTGGGCAAGGTCTCCCGCTTGATTGAGTCGGACCTTTTGACCTGCTGGGAGACTCTCAAGGGCCTTTATATGCTCCTTGAAGGGTACGCCGCGCCGCTTTTCGCTCAAAGCTTGCCAGTTTATATTCAAAGGGCCTGCCATCGCATAGCAGCCGCCATTAATTAAAAAAGGACACACAGGACTGCAAGAATTTTTTGGGTTAGTGGTGACACTAATTGGACCTGTTTTTTTATTTGAACTTTTTAAGGTCAAATGAAAACGATCAGTTTTTAAAGAAGTCAAATTTTTTTTAGGTAGATAAAAAAAAAGAGGTTTTAAACCTCAAGCTGGGAACTTGTGAGAGATCCCAGCGGGAGAATTAAAGCCTTAACTAATAGGGCGCAAGAATTAGGCCCTTAACTAATAGGGCGCAAGAATTAGACCGCGACGCTTTCAAATTCGTTGATCTTTGTTGTTGCGTAAATTTCAACAACTAGCCAAACAGAATTATTAATTAAGTTATTTACAGAGTATGGAATTTTATTATTAATAAAATCGGAATACCCGTAATTGTCTTCTATATAGCTTTCGATGTCGTCTTCATGCTCAAAGAAAAAGCGGCGAATTTCTCCGTAATAAATAAAGCCAGAAAAACCGCCAGACATGCCGTAATTAGCAATATCCTTTACCTCGTCAATATCAGTGAAGCGAGCGTCTAAAGCGTCAATTAAGCGAGACATAATAAAAAATTCAGGTAGAAAAAAAGAGGTTTTTAAGCCTCATCTAAGGAACTAAAAAAGATCCTTAGAGGAGAATTAAATTTCATTTAATAAGTACTCATATTGAGCATTTATTTTTTCCATTTTTTCAGTTTGGGCGTTTTCAACATTTTTAAAATATGGAATCAAGCCAACTTGAAAAAATAAAATTACTAATAAATAAAATGATAAAAATTTCATTTTAAAAAATTCAGGTAGAAAAAAGAGGTTTTTAAGCCTCATCTAGAGAACTAAAGATTAAAAAACTTTTTATGGTTCTCTATATGTTCACTATAAAGCAATCGGAATAAATCAAATAATTCCTCAGAATCACCTATTACTTCCTGATCATCGCTATCTTGTGCCATGTCAGTTTTTATTAAATGCCAATAGCCTTTCTCATCGTGAAAAAGGGTGTAATGAGCAATAAGTAACAGTGTTTCCCTCTCAAGATTAGAAGGATCAGATTCAAATAATTCTTTTTTTGTAGTCACTTTTTTAATAGGTAGAAAAAAGAGGTTTTAAACCTCATTTAAAGAACTAAAAAAGATCTTTAAAGGAGAATTAAAAAGGCCCTAGAAAGGGCCTTAATTATTTTCTAGGCTCAAATATTAAAAGAAATATTTTGAGCTTTATTAGCCGCGTATGTGATGGCCTTGCGGCAATCATCAAGGAATAAAGGGAGCTCCACATTGTGACGCTCAATGCCTTTCTGAATTTGCGCGGTTAATGTTGCTTCATTTTCTAAGGCTTCAATTTTCGCCGCCATTATTTGGATGGTTTTATTTGAATGATCTAGAGAATATCTAGTGTTCAAATATTCCTCAATTAATTGTGGTTTTGTGAATTTTTTATTCACTGAAGTCTTAGAAGGAAGATTGGAAACGGTCATTTTTAAAAAGGTAGATTTGACGTTTGACAGGTCCGCCGGAATTGCACCGGCTAAAAACACTTAGTGGACCTGATAAAAGTTTTTTGTATGCAAGAAACTTTTAAAACTCCGTTTTTGATATGGTTGCAAAATTACCTAAAAGACCCTTTTTGATTCTCTCGAAAAGTAAAGAGCTGATTTAATAACCGTTAAATCATTTTGAAGCGGACCCGTTTTTCACAGAAGAAAACGAATATAAAAACTGGAAAGATCAAATGATCGGTTTAAAATCTTTCAAGTTGAGCAGGTGATGAATCAGCCCAACTGGAAAGAATTTGACCCCGCGCTTTTTGGCGCGAGGATTTGTGAGGGAGTGACCCTACGCCCCACCGTACAAGGGGCGCTCGCCGAGCAACTGCAGAACTACTGCAGATCTTCCGCGGTATCAGCGTTATTCCTAACGGTGTCTAGTGGGTTTAAACGGTTTGATTGTTTCAGGGACCAAAACCACCTTTAAGAGCAGCCAACAAACTGCCCAGATTAACCGCCTTACCTAAGGGATTAGTACGACTCGGGAGGCCCCGAGAAGAAAGACCAAATATTTCAAACGCCTTTGGAGGCGGTTCCAGCATTTCTCGGATCTGGAGGGACCATTGGGTATGACGGCAGGGCACCGGTTTTTGTTGGGCCAACGAAAGCGGTTGGCTCGCTTAATAATCAATATATAGGCACTAGGGGCAGGTGTCAAGCAAATTATCAAACTTTTTTTGATCTTTTTTCTATAAATGAGCAAATCCCTTGCTATGACTAGGTTTATTTGTTTATATCTTGCGGCAACATATACCAGACGGCTTAATTGTCATTTAGTGCGGCAAATTATACCAGTTTAAGGCATTGGAATATTGATTAAATATCGAAAATAAACTATAACGACTAAGCAAATAATATCTCTACTAAAAATGTTATTTAGTAGGCATATTAAGGGCTTAAATGTTATTTAGTGGCATTTTGAAGCTCATAATCGTGTGTTGATTTCAACACCTGCGAGATCGATTGGTATGACTAGCTTTAGGGCGAATCACCATGATCGTGTGTTGGTTTCAAGACATGATGATGAGATCATAACATCCCCTAAACCGAGAAGGCCCCGTAACAACACCTCCCTTAAACCGAACCCTTGCAAGAACAAGGCAGCGGCAGGCAGGCAGGCAAGCAAACCCAACAAAGCTAAACCGAAAGGTCGCAAGAACTTTGTGTGTCTTAAACCCAATGCTTGCAAGAACTTTAGCGTTTTAAATTTTTAATTAATTCAGCCTCAAAAATATCTCCAACACTATCTTCTGCGATGGCTAAGAAATCAAACTTATAAGGGACATTTGCATCTGATGTTTGAGTCATAATGCGATGCAATTTACCTGCGGCTGTTCTAAAGAAAATACCTCCTGATTTATTTCTTGTTCCTTTGCCTGTTTTACCTCCTGCTATTTGAGGAGAATTAGGGTTCATATAGAAATAACCACTATCTCTCTTGGCGGGTTTTTTTCCTTTAGCAGCTCTTCTTTCATTTTGAGCCTTTCTTTTCATCCTTTGCTTTTCTGATTGAAAAGTTAAATAGTCAGCAGATGAAGCACCTCCCGCAAGGTCAGTCAATATTTGAGTGTATTGTCCTACAGTCATATTTCCATATTGATTTTTTCTTACCTTTGGAGAACCAAGATTAGGAGCCATTACTTCACCAGCACCTAATATATGACCTTGATTACCTAAAGCATCTCGATTGGGATTGCGAGAACGATCAGGTAATCGTCTTAGCATTCGTTGGAATCTTGTTGGGTAAATATTAGGTTGACCACCCATCACACCTTGCAAGTACTTTGCAGGTGGATTTCCTTTTGCTGCATCATCTCGAATAAAGACAAAAGCTTCAATTGAATTATTTCCTACAGCAACAGGTTTCTTATATAGAAAACTTTTTACAGTAAACGGTACAGGATTAGTAAATCTATTTTTTGCTTCAGAAGATAATTCTTTTGTTGTTTCAAAAACTGCCTTATGTAGAGCGTTGGTTGCTGCACGAGGAAGCAACACCTTTTCCAGCTCATTAATCTTTCCTATTAACTGTTCTGGGTTAAAGGTAATTTGAGATGTTGTCATAACACCAGTTTATCAATAGACAAAAAAAAGCTCTACCCCCTGACTTCAGGAAAGGGATAGAGCTTCAATCTACCTATCAAGAATTATACACCTAGATCAAGGTGTTGGCAAGAATTAAAGTAAATCTGAAATTGTTCCTGATACTCCTGGGTATTGACCTTCATTGCAATAGGTTTTAATTGCGACAAGGGCATAACACTGAGAATCATCTCGTATCGCTCCTGCGATAGTAATCGCGTCAAGAATTGCACGACATAATTTGTCGATGTCAGGTTTAGTTGTTTTAAAGGTAGGAGCTTTTGGTTTTAACAAGCCTTTGGAATTGAAATGCGATTTTAAACGAGGGAATTGAAAAGCAAGGTTAATTGATACACCTTCAGTAAAAACATGACCTCCTGCTGCGTTAATGACGTCATAAACAACTTGTTCACGCCATGCAGGTAAGGATTTATTCGCTTCAATCATAATTCCACGACCAACATGTTTTTTACTACCTTGAGGAGCTGGAATACCAGTCGAAGTCCAAGAAATAGCAGTCATACAACATCAGGGTGAGATCTATTTCCTGCCCTTGACCATTTCCACTCATCTTTCTCCATGATGTATTCACGGGTAAAGATATTAGCTTGGCAGTTCAGGCATTTTAATTGCCTGATTGTGTAATTTTCGTAAGGCCAAGTTTTAACAACAGCGAAATCAGCCATGTTGCACTTTTGACATTTAGTACGCATTAATCGGGTTTTGCAATTTTTTAGTCAATAAAAAAAGAATATATCTTTCTTCAACAGAATAAGGATTGGTCATGGTATACATCCAATCTTTACTCATTATTTGATCTTTAAGTTTTTGACATTCACTTAAAGAGTAAGAATTGATCAGTTTTGACCATTTAGCCCTGAATTGAGGAGAAGTAGTTTTGCGTTCAGGAATTTTTACACCATTAACTTTTTTCATTTAACTTTCCTTAATAGCAAGAACACGCCAGAAAGATGCACCATCTTTTTCTTTTGCTACGCCGATAGAACGAGCAGTATTTTTAAGTTCTTTTAGTTCAGCTTCTTTTTCAGTGATGTCAGAACATTCAGAGAAGTCGTAAAGCTTACGACCTGCAACGAAAGTAAAACTACATTTTTGAAAGAGTACAGAACCTTTCTCATCTTTAAGATGATCTAGCTCACCAGATTCGTAATGAGTGGTTAATTTAGCTTGAACAGTTTTAAGATTTTCCTGAATAAAATTTTGTAATTGCTTTAATTCTTTTAAAGCTTTTAAACACTCTTCAGGAGTATCGACTGATTCTTCATATTCTTGAAACCACCAGTCGTCTTGTTGCTTAGCGATGATTGCAGGGTCCATAGGTAGAGTAATAACTAAATCATTATTAACCCTACCTGTAGGTGTTGTCAATAGACAGGCTTCGTTAATCTGTAATATTCCCTTAAAGTTTCTTCGTGTCTATTTTGTAAAGCAATTAATTGAGCGTGCATAATATTTTCATCTGCTTTTGAATAACATCCATGATCAGGTTGTTTTATTTCTTTCATCTTTTTTAGTGTCTCTTTTGTTAAAGCCAAATCATCTTGTAATGCCTTAAGCATCCTTTGTTTTCTTGTTAATAATTCAGCCATTGTTTTGCTCCTGTAGTTTTGCGTATTGAGTTAGACGCTTGTTCCACATCTTTTCGTATTTATCAAGAGACTTTTTGTCTGCACTTACAGGATACGTGGGTTGATCAGGGAAAACATAAAACGCAATAAAACGATCAACTTCAATTCCATGACCTTCTCTTAATCCCATTCGATAAGCTTGCATCTGACAAAGAGCTTCATCAGAAACATCTTTTGTAGGATATTTTTTCTCAGGATTTTTCGTTTTAAAATCGAATAACACTGTTTGCCCTTTAATTTTTAACAATGCATCAAACGTGCCGGCGAAAGGATAGATCCCTTGATCGCTGCATACTTGCTGTTCAGTGCAAAGCACTTCATCAACATGATTCCATAAAGGAGCTTTTTTGATGTAATGGCACCAAGGAGCGATATACGAAGGCATATCAGGATCACGAACAGAAAGCCAATCATCTGCCCATTGATGAATATCAGATCCACGCCTTGCTGCTTTCTTTAAAGCTTCTTTAGGGTCTTCACCTTTTTGAATTAACGACTGCCGCCAACAATCAATTGCTTTTTTCATTTGTTCTGATTGTGTTGCAGAAAGAATTGCAGTAACAGAAGCGTATTTAAGAGAAGGCTTTTCTTCGTTGAGGTAATAACGTGAACCTTTAGTAGGGTTCACTTGAATAAGAGGTTTCGGAGCTAGGTTCATTTTTAAGTTCAGGAGCAAAATCTTTAGGGTCGATCACTTCAACAGCAACTTCAGGAGAAGCTTCACGAAGAAGGTTTTTATGAGCAGGTATGGTTTGAAGCCTTAAGGCAGAAACATTTCCAGATTCAGTGCGTCCATAAATATCTCTAGTGATCATGGAACCACTACTAGGTTTATCTAAGTCTTCAAGAGTCCAATACCCTTTTTTAATTCCGTCTCTAAGAGTTTTGATGACGGAGGATTTATCAAATGCGCGTTCCATTTAAAAAATATCCTTCAAGATAGGGTTTTTTGTAGGGCCGTTGTCATAACCCAAATCTTTAGCAGTATGAACCTTATAAGCAGGATGCTTCATCTCAGGTTCAGGTTTTGACTTCTTCTCCTTCTCCATGTATTGAACAGTGCGCCTGTAATTAATTTGCTTCCATGTTCCTGCCATACAAGCAAGATCAAGTTGCTCAATTAAAACGTCTTTTCCAAGATCTTCTAATATTTTTTCCAGTTCTGTAATTTGTAAAGTATAAGCTTGTAAGTTTTTAGTCCCTTTCTTAACACGCCAAAAAGCTTCGATTTTATCCCAGAAAGGTTTTAGCTTTTCAGGTGCTATTTTCTTCCTTTTTGCAATACTGTTAATTTCATGGTTCCTCCTAGGGGTTCCCTCAGACTCCCTCCCGACACCATCTCCCAAATGATTCAAAGGTGGGGAAATTTTTTCTTTTTCTGAATCAGAAACAGAAGAAATATTAGAAGTAGATTTCAAACTTTGAATTGAAGTTTGAACGTCTACTTCGTTTGATAGTTCCCTTTCTCCCGCACCGACATGGTACGCGGATAGTCTAGCGTCCTTGTCAAGTGCTTGAGCAAGTACAAAAGAACAATAACCAGACAGGGACAAGAATTTAGGCTTGTTCTTTTTAAGTTCAAGGGCTAATTCATCGTCTAAATAGATGTTTATACGTTGGGTCATGACGACACACAATGGTGTTAGATTGACACTATATGGTGTCACATTGACACTACATAGTGTTGTCATAGTGTCATTGGATATTTGCTGCGTAAACAGATTGTGATGATATGTATATATGTTGTTATAACCCTATGAAGCTATGTAGAATATAAGCAATGAATTTCACAAATGCCTAGACCTAATTTATCTGGAACAATCCAGAAAAAAGATGTTCACGAAAAAGGCGGTGGCAAGTTCAAAGCTAAGTACATGGCATGGGCAAAAATTGCTCAGCTATTAAATGAAAAAGCTCCTGAATGGACTTACTGCCTTGAAACCGATGGTGGCAATCCTGTCTGGAAAGCTCCAAATGGTACTGGTTACTTACAGGGTTATTTCAGAAACGATGATGGAACATGCACCAGCTTGTTTCCGTTTTCGATTATGAACAACATGAACCAAGCCATTAAATACGAAGCTATTGGAGCAAGAGAAATTACGGATTCTCATCGGAGATCCTTATGCGCTGCAAGTGCATTTTTCTTCTCTCTAGGTTTTGAACTTTGGGCTGATGAAGAAATTTCTGATGAAAAAATCGACATCGTTCCTGAGTGCCAATTAAAGCAACCTGCCAAACCATCAAAAGATGAAACCATTGAGAAAATCATGGTTTTACTTAATTCAAAGAAAAAAGATGACGAGGCGAAACAATGGGTTGCAGAAAAGGCAAAACTTTATAACGTCACAGGATCAGGTTCAAAACTAAAACAAATGTCAGATGTTCATCTGCAAGAACTACTGAGGGAGTTGAACAATGCCTAGCGAAAAAATCAGGCTTAACGCCTTGATTGATAATGCAGCTTTTGAAGCAATGCAACGCGAAGTTCAACTTCGTTATGGATCTGATGCACAGGTCACTCTTTCATCTCTAACTAACGAGATTATTCTTTCTCATTACGCAATTCTTAAAGACAATGCCACAGTTTAACAACTCTTTCGAACCTGCTTTTAAGTATCCAATCAAATGGTCTGTTGGTGACAACAACTTTGATGATAAGGATAAAAATCCAAAGACAATTTCACTTTGTATTCCTGTTGATTCAATTCCTGATCTTATTAATCATTTGATGGCATTAGAAAGCGATCACATGAAGCATAAAGAAGGCAAGGTATGGATCTTCGAGACTAAGGAAGAAAAAGAAGTACCTGTTATTTACTTAAACGGTAAAGGTAGAGAAGGTAATTACAGTTCTTGTTTTGGGAATATCAACCCACAAAAGATTGCAGAATCTTCATCAGAGATGCCCTTCTGAAATGAGCTTATTACAATCAACAGATGACGATCAGATCCACTCTGTCACCAGAGTTTTCCCCTACGAACTTACCCTTACTAATCAGCGGATTTGTAGGGGCAACATCCTTGCTGGCAGTAAAGAAAGTGCGCTACGCATTATCAAGGCCAAAGAGCCAGAAAAGGCCATCGAAATCCAGGTTGGAGAAGGATGCCCATACATTGCTAAGAGCAAGACGGTTAGATCCTTCCTGAAATAACTTCTAATTATGTATTCTTATGGGATTTTTGCGACCATTACCACCGCTTGAATTGCTTGAAAAGCATTTCAGGTATAGCCCCTACACAGGGGAATTGAAAAATTGGAACTCAGGAAATATTGCAAAACGATTGGATAGCAAAGGTATTTACATTCAAGTCGATTTTCAAAATAAAATCTGGCCTGCTCATAGAATTTGTTATTACTTAGGGACAAAAGAAAACCCAGGTGTTTTACAGATAGATCATATAGATCGTGTTACTACTAATAATAGATTGAATAATTTACGTCTTAAAACTAATGGGGAACAACAACAAAATACTAAACTTAGGAGTTGTAATAAGTCTGGAATGAAAGGGATTTGTTGGGATAAAAAAAGTAAAAAATGGGTTGCATATATAACTGTTAAAAAACAAAAGATGAAATTGTATTATGGGGATTCGTATGACGATGCAGTAGAGGCAAGAAAAAAAGCTGAGAAAAAATACTATCCAGATATGTATTAAAAATATGACTTATCACTCTATTGTTTCTTCTAATAGTGTTCCTCCTGCTGCAAAGTTACATGTGTTTTGGGTCTGTCAACCAAAAATGCAAGGACGCAATATGAAGTATTGGGGATACTCAAAAGAAGAAGCTTATAAAAAGGCTAAGGAAAATAATCCTGAAGCCAGTATTCTTTGGAAAAAAGAATTGTGACATGAATTTTCTTGACTGGCTTGGATCAGGTTTTGTTTATAGAAGTCCTAAACCGTATGACGGATTTAAACGATTTTTGACCGACCTTCCAAGTAGAAAGTTAAGATCATTAGCCGACACAAACGCTCATTACAGCAAAAAAAAATTAGTCGAACTTTACCTACAAAAAAATGCCCTCACCGAAATACAAGATCAATGATCAAGTCAACAAAAAAAGGAATACGGGAGTCTTCCTTAAAACAGAATCAAACAGAGGAACGATTACCAAGGTTATAGAGAAACATAATAAAAGAGATCGAATTTGTTATTACTACGAAGTGAAATGGCCTGACAAAAGACGATCAGAACACGCACAACACATACTCGTCCCAGCACCATGAAAAAAAAATCTACTAAAGCAAAACCAATCCAAAGAAAAACAACACTCAAACAAGCTTGCGAGTTTCTAAATCATTGGGCTAATGATACTGGGCCAACTCAGGAAGAATACAAAAAAGCATTAAAAGGAACTGGATTAAGTCGTTTTAAATTGGTGTGGAGAATGAGCCACATCATGTCCTATAGGGCAGGAGAAATGGGAATCCTAACGATAAAAGCAAAACAAGGAGAACCCTTTAGAAGAACTGACGGAAGCTTTGATACTTCACAGCTTCCCAGTCCAGAAAAACAATACTTATGTGTCTTTAATACTCAGATCCCTTTAACAGAATGAAAACACCTAAACCCGAAGATTACAACGAGTTTGTGATGTATCATGGATTCCCTTGTATCGGGACTAATGGTACACCTCACTTTGATGCGCTTGGTCGACCTAAAAAAATAACTGGAACAGTTACATACAGATTTCTAAAGCAAAGCTTTTGGGAGAAGATGTAGGTGAATCAAACTTATTGTCCTTGCCCTAAGTGCGGTCAACTTAGGACTAGAGTTGTATGCACTAAACGTGATACTGACGGGATTACAATTAGACGTAGGAAATGTCCTATTTGTGAACACCGTTGGTATTCACTTCAATACCCAGAAGTTGTTATAGAAACAGGCGAAGTAAAATGGAAGGGAAGAGCCACTAAATACGTGCCTTTAGAGGTCAAATAGTTTTCTCAAGAAGTTCTTAAACGTAGGTTGTCTTACAGGATTCTCTAAGCAAGCAATCTTAGCTTTACCTCTTGCTATTTCTTTTAAACAATTAGCAATGAATTGTGATTGGTGAAAGTGTTGCCTTTCTATTGCTTCACAGTGTCTTATTAACTGTTCTTTAGTAGCCCCTTCTGTAAACCATAGAATTTTCTTCTCTAACTCTAATTCTTGTTCTACTGTTGGAGGTTCCATTAGTTGATCTAATAGAACAAATTGTTCATCCAAGTTCTCCATCTAGTTCTTTACCTTTAGCTGCTAACCCAGTGTAGATACCATGCATAGGATTGTCAGGTAGGTGACGACCATCAAGAACGTACCAACGCTCCATATTTAACATTCTCTGTCTGTCTTCTTCTAACCATTTTGGATCGTAACTTGTCATTGTAAATTCGTATTAGATTTTGGGTATAACCTTGATTGAAGGAAGTTTACAGCTTCATCATCAAGTGTATTTGTAGTTTGTTTTGCTGCTGATTTCAATAGATCAAGTAACAGTTTTTTACCTGCATCACTACGCAAAAAAGCATAAAGAAGAGGTAGAAAAGGTTTAGCCAGTTTTCGCATAATTAGACTCACTCTTCACAATCTTATATATAACCGCTACATTTGGCTTGGTGATCCCCATACACCAGACAGAACCTCCCTAGAAGTGCATTTTAAAGGGAGGTTTTGTTGTCTTTGCCACTCACTAAGTTAGCAGGATTATGGAATCAAAAACGATTGTATGTTTTTGTTCACATTGCTTAGAAAAAAGAAAACAGATTGAGAGAGCTTACCTATTGAACAACAAAAAAGAACTAGCTAAGGTTAAATAGCAATTTATCAGGAGGCTGCAAGCTTAAGTATTAAACATCAAGATTAGGTATAGACATTACCCCTGGCTCTTAGAGGACGCTAGGGGTTTTGTTTTGGTCTAGGGTGATAAACCTCAACTTCCGACATACATTGAGGACAATTCAAAAAAGCGACATAATCAAAATCCTCTAAATGGTCACAATCAGAATCACTCCCCCAAATCAATTCGGTGTCGCAGTGCCAGCAGTTCACTTTTTCTTTTCCCAGTGTTTTATCAATAGTTCTAACTCCTTAATTCTGGCTTTCGCCATTGCTATCTTTTCCTCCATCCGTTTGGATCTCTCTTAGTTACTTCCAACCTAGCAATATCCTTTTCTATAGCATTTAAACGATGGAAAATTTCACGTATATCACCCTGTCTTCTGCTGGAACGATTTGCTAAGACCATTAACGCTCCAGAAATAGCTGCCCCTATCAAGGCTGCGAGTAGTTCTTGAGGCATTTTGTACGTTTTAGGAGTAATCTTAGACTATTGTTTCTATTTTTCTATGCCCGAAACCAAGCCAGAAAAGAAAAATCCGTTACAAAAACTTAAAGACGGATTAGAAGACAAAGAGGAACAGTTACAAGTTTTATCTACATTTGTAAGATTAGGAGTTGTCGTTTGGAGTGGGTTTATATTAACTTTAAACTATGTAGAATTGCCAGGTTTAGGTAAACAAGAAAGGATCGACCCGACTTTCATAGCAAGTGTTTTTACAGGAGCATTAGCAAGTTTTGGATTGGAAACTGCGAAGAAAAGAGGTGATGGAACTTACAAAGCTGACGAAGAAAAAAGGAAAGCAGAGGCAGAAACAGCAGGTTTTAGTAATGGAGTTCCTTACACAATAATCAAAGTCGAGACTCCAATAAAACTCGTACCAGACAAGCCAAGAATTGATCCTGTTTCTGGTAAAGAGATTAATCCTCAAAGTGGGAGGTTGACATGATGGGAGAAGATCTTTCTATCGATGCGAGGCAGGAAACTCGTATTGTTTGCACAGAGATGAAGCTCAAACGAGCAGAGGAGAAAATAGGTGATTTAGAAGATAGGGTTAGACAATTAGAGAAAAGGGTATTCCAAGCTGCCGCAGTTGTTAGTGCAGGTTTGGCAGTATTAGGATTATTAGCACAAATCAGTAAGGCTTATTTATGAAAAAGCTATTCTTACTACTCCTTTTAGCGTCTCCTGTTAAGGCAGACATGACGCATAACATCACAACTTCAACTCAGCTTTCAGTCAATGGCTCTTATACGGATGCCAACAGAATAGGGAGTACTTACGCAGTTTCAGGTTCCAATATAAAAGTTGCTGACGATGCTCACTTTGGAAAATTAACTGCTGGCACTGCTACAACGGCAGCAACACTTGATGTTGGAGCGTATGACGTAAATACAGCGGGTGCAGCTTTTTCATTCTCGGAAAGTTGGACTCAAGGAGACGCTACAAATCCTGTAGGATCAGGGGTTGATGTGACTTCAGGTGTGGTGGCTGATATGCCAGCGTACGGTGAAGTTTTAACGATGTCTGGAGGTGTCGCAGGATCATTGGCTGGCACTATCACCAGTGCTGGAGTGGTTACGCTAACGGCTGGAGGAGCAAATACAAGTGCCATTGGTTCAGTAGTAACCAGCGTGACGGTGAAGTAATGCACGTACCAATTCTTGTTTGCTCAATTGCTGTCGTCATCCTTCTTGGATTTAATTTCATAATGTGGAAACACTATATGGATATACATAAATGAAGCGTTATTTACTGCTATTGTTATTATTAAATAGCTGGCAAAAGCCAGTCATAGCAGTCCCAGTTGTGCCAAATTTTTCTTCAGGTACAATGTCCGCCGTTACACGTACCACACAAAATGTTACTGAAACTATTGTCTCTACTGACTTCAACACTGGGCATACTTATACGATTAATGGAGCGAATTTGTCTATTGATGGCACGACCCTTTCACCTTCGCCAGCAGAGACGAACCAAACGATCAACGGAGTAAGTTATACATGGACAGGAGCAGATTTAAACAGCAAACCAAACGTCACGATTGCAAACCCAGGACAGGCGTTTCAATACGCAGAAAGTTACATTGGCCCTGGTTTATCCAACATGACAACAATCAATCGAACAACAGTCTTAGAAAGTGTTACCGAAACAACCTCAGTCTTCTCG